GAATTCGTTCACCACGAGAATAGAAAGGAATTAGACGTGCGTTCTTTGGGTTTTGTCACCGACTACACAGTCGGAATTAACCCCGTTGCTGATATCGCGGCGGGTGCCAACACGGGTAAGCGCGTTCACATGCGTAATTACGATACGCTTGGTGTGCTTTTCTTCAAGAATGCGGCCAGTGCCGGCACTGACACCGTGATCATCACTCTTCAGGAGCACAACGCCAACACCGGCGGTACTTCACAGAACTTGGCCGCCATCACGGATTGGTATTACAAGTCCACTGCTGCTGCTCTCGCGGGTACTGAGGCATGGACTGAGGTTACTCAGGCAGCAGCCGCTACGCTTTCCATGGCGGATGCCGGCCCGATTAAGGCAGCTAACCAGGCAATGGTTTATTTCGATGTGGAAGCGGGGGCCCTTTCGGCTGGCTTTGAATGGCTTTCTGTTAACATCGCTGACCCTGGTTCTGGTGGCACCATTCTTGGTGGAGTTTTCTATATCATGAGTGGATTGAAGATGCAACGTCGGCCAGATCTTCTCGCTCAGCCGAATGCGTAAAGGAATCAAATGGCTAAGTCAACGCATTCTCAGGAGATTCTCACGGGGACTCCTGATAGTTACACCGAACACGAGACTACCGATCCTGATCCGGTAATTCGCAGGGAAATGTTGGGCGGTGATCCGTCATCGACGGCAGTTGGTATGGGCTCCTTGGAATCATCCGAGAACGAGAAGAAACCAAACGACAGCGAGACGCCAGACCTCCAATCGCCTGCCCAGTTGACGGAGAGCCCCTCCAAGGGTACGGAGATACAGGAGCACTCCACTGTAGATATGACGGTTGGCGGTGGCCAGAAAACGACGCCACGGCGATCAAATAAACAATCGGCTCGTTCTCGTACGGTGAAAGACGAATTTGACTAGGGGGAATTAATAGTGGATATGGGGAGGGTAGCCCGGACCCCGCAACCCTCCCCGTTTCCATCCTACTAGTAGGCAGGACAATCCGTGCGTGACAACAAGAACCGAAAGAGCAATCGCAATAGGAAAAGACTTAGTGCTATTCTTGGGAGGTTTGGCTGGTATCTTTTATCAGCAATTGACAGGAAACGTAAATTTCGTTTTCCTAGCAATCTTCACAGCGATGACTGGCGTTCCTGGACTTACCAACTTAATATCGATTTTGCGTGGGCCGGTTATAGGATCGGAATCACAATCGCAAGCGCAGCAGCCTTTGGAATCGGAGTCGGGCAACTCTACTTGAAAATGAATGGAATAAATTAATGAATGAAAGGAGATTACCTCATAATAAAGGAATCATTTATGCAGTGCTAATTTCCCTAGCAGCTTCAATTGTTGCAGCAGTAGTTTGCATAGTCTACACGGGAATTGTGGATAGAGAAAGTAATCAGCAATGGTGCGATTTAGTTGTTTTACTTGACAAAACCTATATCGAGACTCCGCCAACCACAGAAATAGGAAGAAAGGTAGCTGAGGCTATGCACACCCTACGTATTCGATTTGAGTGCTAATGCAGTGGGGAACTATTGCAGGAATGATCACAGCAGCAGCTACATTGGTTACGGCGATTGGAGGACTGCTGTTGGCTATAAAAGTAATCATGCCAACGCATAAGATAGTTAATCAGCAACGAACGGACATGCTTCGATTTCAAACGGTCTTGATTAACACCCTTTCAGAGCACGGAATTGCTATACCTGAAGATCAAAGTAAGCTAGATATATAAAGAGAGGAGGAAAGATGTGGGAGCCAGATTATGTGACCCTAGCACAGATGAAAGTCTACTTAGGAATTGAAACGTTAGACACGGCGGATGACATCGCAATTGGGTATGACATTACCGCTGGTTCTCGTTCCGTAGATTTGGTGTGCAGCACCCTTCATAATGGATTAGGAGCTAAACGCCAGTTTGGTTTAGTGGATTCTGCCGAAGCACGATATTATACGCCACGGTGGGACTCCAAACTTCTTGCTTGGGTGGTTGAAATTGATGATCTCTCCGCTACTACTGGTCTAGCTATACAAGTAGCTCCCGGCAACACCCGGAGTTACACAGAGACTATTACTGATTACATTCCTAGGCCAATGAATGCACTTGTTCATAAACGAGTGTACACACAGCTTTTGATTAATAACACGTCAAGTGTCCAGCCTGACTATTTTGAAGATTCCGTCAAGATCACTTCTGATAAATGGGGGTGGGCTGCTGTTCCCTCTGTGGTTATTAGAGCTACCTTTATTCAAACACACCGAATTAACAAGCGTCGTACAAGTCCTTTAGGTAAGTCTGGCTCTCCGCAGAAGGGCACACAGCAGCAGCTATTAGAAGACATTGACCCTGATGTGATTGAGATGCTTAAGAGTTACGTAAAATTGGGACGGACGCCGTGATCATCGAAAATGTAATGGACGAGATTGGAACTCAATTAGACACTATTTCAGGATTACGAGTTAAGCCTTACGAGGCGGATGAGATTGCGGTTCCAGCTGCCCTGGTGAGCTTGCCAGGACTCATTGATTATCAGACTACTTTCGGTCCAGGGTTTTGTAGATTTGGAATTGAGATCACAATCCTAGTGTCCAAAGTAGATGACCGGGTTAGACGCAAGCAGATTGCTCCTTATGGAGATACCACAGGGGCTAAATCGATCCGCTATGCCCTCGAATCTAAGGCCAGTTGGAATTCATTTGATAGTTTGGAAGTCCAAAATGGACGGTTCACGGTAATTGGAATAGCCGACGATGCGGGGGGAAGTAATAACTATCTTGGTTTTGTTGTGCTAGTGGATATTCTCGCTCGAACGTAGGAGAAAGAAATGGCAGGAAACCACAGTCGTTTAACAGTTGTTAAGATTGATGCGGTTGACATCTCTGCTTATACAAATACGGCGGAAATGTCTGATGAAACCGATATGAATGAAACCACCTGTTTTGGTGCCGTTCGTAAAGCTTATGCCGCTGGTCTGGGAGACGGCACTTTCACAATCGGTGGGGTACATGACAACGGCGCCACTGGGCCAAGGAAAAAGCTTAAGGCAGTCAAGGCTGGACTTGTAGCTGTTGTTTTTCTTTACCAACCGAACGGAACAGGAACAGGTAAGCAGCAATCATCGGTGAGTGTGTTTGTTAAATCCTATGTGGACACATCAGCAGTCCAGGATGTAGTGCGGTGGAAAGCAGTTTTGCAAATGACGGGTGCGTTGGACGAAACAGATCAGACGTAATCTAAGAGGAGAAGGAAATGGTTAAGAAGAATGATCTTGATATCGCGACGATTGAAGAGATCGTCCAAAATCAATCCGAAGTAGAGGAAGTGCCCTTCCAATTAAAAAGTGGTAAGTGGGTAGTCGTTAAGCCATTAAATCGAAAGCAAGCTCTTCGATTCCGCCGAGTCAAAATGGCTCGTGATGTGTTCGAACAAAAATTAGTCTCCATGGCGTTAGTAGATCCCAAAATGACTGCTGCGCAAGTAAGCGCGTGGCAGGAAATTGATAAAGCTGATGGAGACCTCAGGGGAATTACAGATTTGATTGTTGAAATCTCCGGGATGAAGGAAATGACGGAGGGGGCAAAGAACGGAACCAAAAGTAACGATTAAGCTTGGCACTGCTGTCTATTACTGGTTCGAGAATTATCCGGGGGCTGAGTTAGAACACTACATTTGCCAGAAACTAGGGTGGAAGTCAGTTAGCAAAATGCGAGCCGGTATGAGTAACTTTGAGTACATGCGCTGGTGTATCTATTATGGACGGATCGCTCAGCGTGTCGAATTGGCTAATAAGGAAGCTAGGTCAAAGTAATGGATATTGATATTGGCGTAGAAGGGATGAACGAAGTCAACCGTGCTTTACAACGGCTTAATGATTCTATTCCTGCTGGAACACAGAACATTGCCTTGCTAGCCGCCGGTATAACGATTGATTCTGCTAAGCCTACCATTCCTAAGGTGACAGGAAAGACTTACCAATCGTTGCAGCACTATCTAACAGCCACCGGAGCAGTTGCCGAAGGCGGGTCCACAGTGGAGCATTACCGTTGGCTGGAGCTAGGCGGATTGTCTGGTCGGAAGCTCTCCAATAGACGTGACGTGGTGACAGATGGCCGTTATATCTACCCTGGCTATGTGAGAAAGCAAGCCGCAATTCAGGACATGATGGGAGTAGAGCTAGGTAAGCTTGTTGGTAAGTCTGGACTTTCTTAGGAGGTGAAATGGGACCTACTGTCTCACTTGAATTCAAAGCGGATAATGCTGACTTGATGAGAGCAGTTGATCAGGCTTCAGATGGTATCGAAGAAATGGCTGATCAGGTTGGCAAGAGCACACGCGATATCCGTAGCCATGCCAAGGCATTTGATGCAATGGGGGAGAAGACAGATGCCGCCGAGAGCAAATTCACCGGATTTAAGGACGTACTAGATGGCGGTAAGAGCGCGCTTGAAGCGTGGGGTGATGAAAGCTTGTCCACAACGGACAAGTTGATTGCGTTTGGTCAAGCAGGCGCGGATATGGCGGGTGGTCTAACCGACTTCCTCATTCCTGCAATTAGCAGTATGGCCACTCTGCTACGTGGTGGACTGGCTAGTGCCATGACATTCGTTGCTGCTCACCCGTTGATGATTGTGTTAATTGCTTTAGCTGCTGTATTCGTTCTGCTATGGATGAATTCGGAGAAGTTCAGAGACATTGTTATCGGAGTGTTCAACACCGTCGGTAGTTTTATTAAGGACACTTTTGGAGGTGCTATTAATTGGGTTAAAGATGCATGGAATACGATGGTTAGTTGGTTTAGTAGCTTGCCTCAAAAGATTGGCGCCGCTTTTGGTGCTCTAGGTGGAATTGTTGGTGATGTGTTCAAGGGTGCTCTTAATCTGGTAATTGGATATATTAACTGGTGGGTTGATCGGATTAACAACTTGATTTATGGAATCAATCTGATTAATCCATTCAGCGATATTCCAAACGTCCCGCACATTCCCCGCCTCCACACAGGAGTGGCCACGGTGCCCGGAGCACCCGGTACAGAAACCCTTGCCCTTCTCCAGGCAGGGGAACGGGTGTCTACTGCCTCAGAATCGTCTAATGGAAACACTATCTACGTAGCAGGAGATAGCCGCTCATGGCTTTATCAAGCTATTAAGGAAGGAATTCGAACTAAGCAGTTGGTGATCAGATAATGTCCATTCCTATTACGCCTAATGACCCTCGTGTTAGGATTTTCGCTACTGACACTTGGCACGATGTAACTTTGAAAGTGCGACAAGCCGACGGCGGTATGATTAGCATTCAGGTAGGAAACGAGGATGAAGCTTTAGGGGATGAGATTAACCCCGGTATTTGCACATTGACTTTTGATAATAATGATGGAACATTCACGCCTAATAATCCACATTCGTTGTTTTACCCGGACCTAGAAGTCAACACACCCATTTGTGTTCTATTGGATGAGATTAGGGATTACTATTCTCGTATCGCGAGCAATACATGGGGAAACACGACAACAGGAGAGACCTACCAAACAAAAAGTATTGGTGGCGCTATTAACGCTACTGATTACAGCACTGATGGGGCAGTAGGAACCCACTCCGTTCCCGCCACTTCTGCTTATCGTATGAGCTACTTAGGCAGCACTTCACGAGCGCCA